TAGATTCAATTTTACTAAAATGTTTATCACCCTGCGGACCTTTACCTATCATTTCTTTACCTTTTTTTCTAGGTCTCTTTTTTTCACCTTCTTCGACATCAGACTTATACACACCTTTTCTCCTTATAACATGATCGCCATGATAAGCTTTTTTTGTGCCGCTCGGCGCATTAAACCCAGCCACTCCGCCCACAGCAGACATTTCTTTTTTAATTGCTTCGCGAATGGCATCTTTTAAAGCAGTTGTTATGTCTTCATTTTTTTTCACTTTTTCTGGCAATCCTTTATGCTTTGTTTCTGCAAAATCTTCTGCGTCTTCTTTATCAATTTCTTTAGCTACCTTAGCCACTTTTTTACTGGCTGGCTTTTTGCCTTCATGCGCCGCGTGGACCATACCCATAAACCGTTGCTGCGATTTAGATTTGGCTGGCATTTAAAGCTTCGGCTTGTAAATCTTTAGTTAAATCTAAATATGTTAATAATCGGGTTAATACGTTTTCAGATAATTCTAAGGTTTTAATTTCATTTAAAATCTTTTTAGCGTCTTGCAATTTAATTTTTAAAAGGGAATCATTACATTCATTAATTGCCTTTTCTAAAACACTATCAACTTTAATAATTTCATCTTTAGCATGCTTTTCAAATTCTTGTGTATTATTATTAATAAAGTCTCTTAATAATACTTTTTGTTCAGAATTAAACTTACTATCATATTTCGTATTAAACTTTTCTAATACTAATTTCATAGTAAAGTTATCTACCGATTGTTTATTATTTTTTTCATATTGTTCCTTAGCGCGCTGAACTTCTGTATTATTTAATAAATGATCAATTACTGTTTCTTCTAATATAATTTTTTCTGTAATCTTTCTAGAATTTTGTTTTTTTCTTGAAAGATTTAACAATTGTTGTATTGAAGCATAAACTTTATAATTTGGAATTTTTGTTTTAAAAAAAGTTTGTTCATCAAAAATTTCTGATATTTCTTTTATTAATGTTTCTTTAACTTCTATAAGTTCCCGTTCTTCCATAGCCTGTGCTGATACTAGGGTTCCTTCTAGTAGTTTACTGGCCACCCTGTGAGAGTCAGCTTGATTGTAAAGTAATATATTAAACAACAATAACTCTTCATGTAGCAAAGCGTTTGTAGAAAAATATTTATTTATTAAAGTCGAAGCTTTTTNAGAAACTGCCGGCNGNTCATTAATAACGCCTGTNGCNACTTGCTTTGTTAAGAGTTCAAATATTACTCCGATATTATATTTTTTATTATGTTTCATGTTATTATAAATATCTACGTATCTTCGTTAGGATCCTCTTTTTTCTTACTAATTGCTTCGTTTAATTGTTTTAAAATTTTATCCTTTTTTAATTGAGAATGCACAACATCAGAAATATTTAATTTAGATGCGCTTAACATTGGAGTTCCCAAGCGATCATATGACTTTTTCTTTTTATAATCTCTTTTCTTTCTATGTGGCATAAGAGTGTCTTCAACATCTTTTGTATCATTATCAAAAGGTGCTGTATAACTTAATGGATTGTCTGGGTCGTGCATATTAAAAGTTTTTTGTGATCCGAAGCGATCACGTTCAAAATCATCTCCTNCTTTGACTATATCCTCTGATGCATTTATAGAACCATTACCCTGCGGTGCCCCTCCCCCTCCTCCTCCGGGAGGTGCAACATCAGGTGGAGTCATTTCTTGTCCTTGCTGTGCTGCCATTTCTTCTTGAGCAGCCATTTGTTGTGCCATCATATCTTCTTGCGCACCCATCTGCATATCCATCTGAGCCTGTCCCATTCGAAGTTGCATTTCCATTTGTGGCGCTAACATAATTTCTTCAGCTTCTGCTTGCCTGCGTGCATCTTGCTTAAGAGCATCTTTTTGAGCATATATTTGTTCTTCCGTTAATCCCAATATATGCGCTCTTGCGTAATCCTGTCCAATCAATTGGCTAGCAATTGCTTTTGTTCCTATATCAAATTTCATTCCAACTAATTCAAGTTTTTGCATTTCGGTGATAGTACTTGGATTAGTCATTTTTAATTCAAAATCAACTAAATCCTCTTCTTCAAAACCTAATGCAAATAAATGAATAATCCCAATTTTAGTTAATTCAGATATAAGAATCTTTTGAATACGCTGAACTGTTCTTGCAAATCTAATATCTTCTTGCGATAATAATGATTTAGAAGCCACGTCTGATTCATAAGACAAATAAGCTCTTGGGACCTTAATTGCTGCAAATAATTTATTTTGAATATACCTTACATCATCAATATCGCCTAAATTTTGGGCACCCGGCAATGTATCAATTTTTGAGCCCACGGCTCCTCTAACAGGAATAAAATAATCTTCATCTACAGCCATTGGATTATATCTTAAATCAATATTACCGCTCTGATCAATTAATGGTTGCTTTTTAAGATCGTTTTTAACCTGTAAAATAAACTGTTGAACTTCTTGCGGCGGAATATTGCCCACATCAATATAAAACACTCTACGTTCAGGAGAACGCGTAATGCGATAAACAAGCATTGCATCTTCAATAAGATTTAATTGTTTCCAAATTCGTCGTGCTGGTTCAAGAATACTTTTTCCATATGGAAGAAATATATCATCACCAAGTAATCTAAAGTGTGCTATTTGCCAATTTTCAAAAATTGCACCACTTTGATAAGTCCACTTAAACCTTACTGAATTAGGATCTCCATCATAGGCCTCCTCGCGTTCAATTTCTACTGTAGGTAGCGGCATCGTATTGACAACTCCTTCTTTGTCTACCACCTCTAACAACAAAAACATATCGCCATATTTACAAAGATTCCGGCACCAATTCCATATATTATATTCGATATTTAAACGATCAAAATAAAGGTCGCTTAAAATAGCTTTAATTGATTCATTATTTGAATCAATTTTTAAAATGTCACCTTCTTCATTATATGTTGTTGTATCATCCGCATAAATATCGAGTGCAGATGCCAACTCCGGCGTATATTCCATTAATTCATAATCACGATATCGTTGATATCTTTCACCAGAACCCGCTAAAGACGATTGATAAATATTATATGAATTTTTTGCAAACCTATCCCAAGCTTTTTGTTGGCGCATTGAACGTGGCGCCTCGAGAGGAAATTTAGAAATCCCAACCGGGCCTCTAACTAATCGTCTTAATTTTGCGTAAAAATTTCTTCGTGCCATTATTTTTTCTTATCCAATAACCAACTTATATCTTCTTCTCCTTGTCCACCCTCACTCCACTTGTATGGATCCTCTTGTTGACCTTTACTGGTCATAATTGGAGATGTGGGAAAATTATTGCTAGAAAAAGAAAAATTGCCTAACATATTTTTATGAGCGGCGTCGTCTATATCATTTAATCGTAATGTAGTTGCTCTTACATACAAACCAATTGCCAAACTCATTATTAAATCATCATTACAGTTATCAATTGCTTGTGCTTTACCATTTTTCCAAATAAATGTCATTGCTTCAGAAACAAACCGAGAACTATGTAAAACAAATTCTTTTTGTCGAACATCTTCTTCTAGTTTACTTATAATCAAAGGTCTTGTTCTGGATGTTGTAGAAAACCCAGGGACCTGTGATACTCTTTTATATTTAGATTCAACAGTCATTGGATCAACATAGGAATGTGTTTTTTCGCTCCAATATAAATTAAGATATTGCCTGTCAATAACCTTCTGTATACAGGCATAGCCTACTGAATTATTTTCTATTACCAATATTGCATTATTGTATTTAGTTGCAACCTCAACAAGGAAATGACCAAATTGATCTGGTGCCATTTTTCCTTTATATTCCGCAGCTTGTTCATAACGCTCAGCATCTATAACATGAAAAGCACTATAGTCATTACCATCGCCTCGGGCCACATCTGCGGTAACTATATATTTTTTATTATAATTAGGGTATTCCCAAATCCAAAAATTTCTATCAAAGCCTGTTTTTTCAACTGGCTCTTTGATTAATTTTTCAGCCTGATACCATTCCAAATCTTCAGGATTAATAACATTGTCTCCTGAATGCTGAAAATCGCAATCATGTTCTTGGGCAAACCTTTTCACTCCAATTGCTTTTAATTCTTTTTTTGCCCAAGGCTTATCTCGATCTGGGTGGTCTTCCCATTTTACAATTTGCGGATAAAAATCATTTAATCCTTCTAAGGAATCTACCCATGTGCCGTGAAACCAATTCCCAACACCATTAGGAGATGATATAACAATACAATCGCCACCTGTTGCTAACGTAGGTTGAATAGCTGTCCAAATTTCAGTAGCCTTATCAATAAAAGCCCCTTCATCAATTACTAATAAACTTAATGACTCTGAACGACCCGCATCAGACGTAGTGCTAATTGCCTTTACTCGAGAATTATTTGCTAATTTAATTAATAATTTATTATCTTGTAACATGGTAGGCTTTAACCAAGTAGGAAACGAATCTAAAATTAATCTTACTTTATCAATCAAGTTTTTTGCAGTTTCTTGTTTAATGGCCATAAGTAAAATTTCTTTATTTCTAAAGAAAGTTAGCAGCCATGCAATATATCCGGCTGCAATGGTAGAAAAGCCCAGCTGTCTTCCTTTTAATACAACATTATATCTATGGTGAACAAAATTATCAATTGCTGAGGCCTGAAAGT